AAGGAATCGTTTTATCAATCGTTGGTTACTACTTTGGTTCAATAGCTAAAAAAGGCAGATAAATTTTTTTCACTATATTTAACAAAATTGTTAAATGAAATCACATAAAAAAAGGTGGAAAGATTCAGGTAATCCACGATATAGGTTAAATACAGACGAAGCACAAATTATTAACGACTATAGAAGGTTAAAGCAAGAAGCACAAGCTGAGGGTTTAAACCCGAATGATATACATAGTGGATGGATAAAGAACAAAAAAGCCAGTTTATATTTTAAGAATCCTAATTTTAAGCAAAACGATTTAAAGGAGTTTAAGCAACAATTACTAAACGACCTTAAAGAATACTCACCAAACTTTGAAAAGCTCGTTAAACCTAAAGTAAATGACGGTCATTGCCTTTTAATATCACCAGCTGATATACATATTGGTAAATTATGCAAATCTTTTGTAAGCGGTGAAGAATACAATAAACAAATAGCAGTACAAAGAACATTAGAAGCTATTGATGGTATATTGCAAAAAAGTAATGGTTTTAATATAGATAAATTAATACTATGTATTGGTAACGATGTAATGCATATTGATACACCAAGTGGTGGTAAAACTACGCGTGGCACAGTTCAAGATGTTGATGGTATGTTCTTCGATCATTTTCATATTGCAAAAAGATTATATATTAATATTATTGAAACTTTAGTTAGTTTTTATCCTGATCTTCATGTAGTTTATAATAGTAGTAATCACGATTACTTGACAGGTTTTTGCTTGGCAGACACTATTGCAACATACTTTAGAAATAGCAAGAATATAACTTTTGACATTAGTTTACAACATAGAAAGTATTATACTTACTATAATAACTTAATTGGTTCTACTCACGGAGATGGTGCTAAATGGGATTTATTACCTTTATTAATGGCTGATGAATGTAAAGAATGGAGTGAAACAAAATACAGATATATGTTTGCTCACCACGTTCACCATAAAGTAAGTAAAGATTTAATTGGTTGTAGTTTAGAAAGTTTGCGTAGCCCATCACCAGCAGATAGTTGGCATCATAAAATGGGGTATACTTCTTCTAATAATCAAGCAATTGAGGGTTTTATATTCTCTAAATATAATGGCCAAGTAGCCAGAATCACTCATTTATTTTAGAATTAACATTTAATTGTTAATAAAGTTTTTAGTGTGTTTTGTGATATGTATTATAATTATATATATATTTACACAAACATTTAAAAATTATATTATGTCAAGAACAATAAATTATACAACAAGAACTTTTTATGTACCAGCAAATAAAATGGACACATTAGTTGAATTTCAAAATAAATGCAAAGAGAATGGGCATCGTTCATATTCTGAAGTATTAGTTAAATTAATGGAACAATACAACGAACAATGATACATTATCCGCATCCGCATAACGAACACTACTACAATGAAAATATTAATCATTGGTGGGCGTATACAACTAACAGGTATTTACAAGATAGATTAAGAAACTTAGTTATAAGAGTGAATTGGAACAAGCGTATTATCTGTAGAATACATTTATCAAATAATGATTTAGAAATACATAAACACAGATTTGATAATTTTATTTCACAATTAGAAAACATTGAAAAGCAATTAAAAACTATTGCAGTTCAATACAATGAACAAAGAATGAAACAATTAAAAACTATATTTACAAAAATTAGAAACTATGAAAATTAAAGAATTAGCACAAAAATATGATTTATCAAAAGATGACTTTTGGGAATTAAAAAGAGGAGCAAGAAGTATGTGGATTATAACACACGATGCTTGTGAAAAGATAGCAGCAAAAGAAAACATACAATTTGGCGCACCAACAATATACAGAGATAGCAACCAAGATGTTGCAATAGTAGGAGATGCAAAAAGAGGAAACAAAGTTATCTGGAGTACTGGAGAAGCATCACCTAAAAATTGTAAAGCTCCTTACCCATTCGCAATGGCCGAAAAGAGATTGAAAGATAGATTAGTATTAAAATTAATTAACGCCTACGAATATGGTATTTATTCAGATTCTGAAGCAGATAACTTTAAAAAACAATGATAGAAACAAACATACTTGAAGTTATTACCTTAGTGTTAACCAGTACAATTTTTGGAATGGTTTTAACAATGGTAATAGATAAAATCAAAAAATAAATCAAAACATATATTATGAAAAAGAATCACTTGAGTTACTCGGCTTTATGCCAGTTTAAGAAATCTCCTAATCATTTACTTGCTTACTGGAATAAAGAATTAAAAACTACTGATGCAATGCAGTTTGGTAGTTTAATTCATAAGATGTTATTAGAACCAGATACATTTAATAATGAGTTTGCAATATTTGAAGGTGCAAGAAGAGCTGGCAAACAATGGGTTGAGTTTAAAGAACAAAACGAAGGTAAAATACTAATTAAACAACAAGAATTAGATGATGCAAACAAAATAATTAACAATGCTATGTCACATCCAGTACTTACTGAAATGATGCAAAATAAAGTAGATACTGAAATTAAATTAGAGTGGCAACATAAAGAAGTTAATTTTAAGGGCTTTGCAGACCTTTTAACAACGTTTAACGGCAAGAAGTGTATAGTAGATATAAAAACCACTAATGATGCTGGAAAACGCTTTGAACGTGATTTATATTATAATGATTATAAAATGCAATTAGCAATGTATCAGGATCAATATGATAAAGATACAGATGCTTACATTATAGCAATAGAAACTACAACACCATTTAATGTACAGATATATAAATTAGATGATAGTTTATTATTTAAAGGTTGGATGGATTATGATTATTATACAGATAAGTATAAAGAATGGAATGGAGAACCTCAGGGCTACTCAGATAGTATAGTAGAAGTAAAAACAGAAACAGAAGAAATATGAAAAAACTTGCAATAATAGGAGGATTAAGTTTAATGACTGCTGGTGCTACTAATATGTTATGGCACAAGCAAAAGTTTAATAACAACCCAAACACATTTGCAATAGCTACAGGGGGGTTCTTTGTAGCTATAGGAATAACATATAAATTTTAATGATTAAAAAAGAATGGCATTGGATGTCAGATTATAAACAAAAACAAATAACAATGAATAAAAAAGAAGAAACAATATATTGTGGAAGTGGTAAAGTTATGAATGCTAAATGGCTAAAAGTAACTATTAATCCAACTAAAATAGCTGATTACATACAAGAATACAATGGCAACAAATTCATCAAACTAAATATTAATTTAAAAGATGAAGCTGACCAATATGGTAAAGATGTAAGTATTAGTGTAGATACTTGGAAACCAGATACAGAAGCACCTAAAGCTGAGGCAAGTAATACTTCAAATGATTTACCCTTTTAAATATAATGAAGCAATCAAAGGTCTTGAAAGCATTGGGTTTAACATCACAGGATATACAAAATATGTTGATGAACGGTTACACAATGCCAGAGATAGCAAAAAAATATAAAATAGAATATATTTCTTTAGTACAAGCATATAAAATACAAAAGAAAAATTTTAAATATTTTGATTTTATACAATCAAAAGAAGAAGTAAAGGACATTAAACCAGTGTCCTTTGCTTTTGATAAACTATATACAGAAGAATCACTTAATGAAGAAGAGCTACTTGCTTACTATAAGTATGAAGCTAAAAACAAAGCATATTATGAATAAAGAAATCGCAAAAGAATTAAATGCTAAAGCAAATCACATAGCTAAATTATATTCAAAAAAAGATAGAGAAGGTAATTATAATAATGAAGATTTTAAAGTAAAAGAAGCAATACCAACTTCTGACCATACAGCTACTGTTATAATGGAAAAGAATACAGGAAAGTTAGCTGCTTATTTTTTTTATTATATTAATCGCGGAAAAAGCAAAGGTTGGAAATATTTTGTACCAACTGATTCACATATTACTGGTATGAGAGCTTTTGAATATTATAAATTACAATGCGAAAGAACAAACTATAAACACAATTTTTAATCAAATTATGAAACTAACAAAAAGAAAGGGTTTTAACTTTTTTAGAAGTTATTACGATGTTTACAACGAATTAGAGAAAGACATCGATAAAATACAATTTATAGAAGCATTACTTAATAGACAGTTTTTAGGTGTTAAACCTACTAATTTAAAAGGTATGGCAAAGTTTGCATACATAAGTCAAACTAATAGTATTGATAGCCAAGTAAAAGGTTATGAAACAAAGACAGGTAATGCCCTATGCCAAGACCCTAAGCAAGGGCCTAAGCAAGGGCCTAAGCATACCCCTAAGCCACAAGTAGAAGTAGAAGGGAAAGATAAAGATATATATAGAAAATTTGCTCATTTATCTATGAGTTTAGATCAGTTTAAGAAATTAGAAGAAAATTATACTAAAGAACAAATTGATTGTGTTTGTGATGCAATTCAAAACTTTAAAAAAAATACAAATTATAAAAGTTTATATTTAACTGCTAAGAATTGGCTAAAGAAAGAACAAACAAAACAAGAATTAGAAACAAGTAAAGGATTTAAAGCACCGTGGGATTAAAAGGATATAAAGTAACAGAAGCTAAAGATATAATTAGCAAGATATATAAACACAGAGATAATTTTAATCAAAAGGGTAAGTATTTAGGTTTTAAAAGTTTAGATGAGTTTTATAGTATGCAATTAGGAAACTGCACCGACTGGACAGGTTTTCCTATGAGTGGAAAAACACAGGTTTTAATGGAGTGCTTACTAAACACAAGTAAGTTCTATGGCTGGAAGCATCTTGTTTATTTTCCTGATGTTGGTAGTAATGTAGAAATAGTTGCTGATTTAATACATAAATTAACAGGTAAAAGTTTTAATCCATTAGAAAAAAATGTAATTAAAGATATTGAAATTACAAATAGTTTAGATTGGATATTTGAACATTTTAAAATACTAACTAAAGAAGATGTTAAAGCAAAGATGACACCTTTTGAATTTTATGATTATGCAGTTGAATTAAAACAAAAACACGGATTACAAACAGCAAGTATTGATAGCTGGAAAGATTTAAGCCATCCTTATAGTTTATACGGTGGTTACGCACAATATTTAGAAGTAGTATTACCGTATAGAAACCAAATTGCAGAAGATAATGATTTACACTTACATACAATTATACATCCTAAGCTAACTGAAAAAGTAAACGGTAAAAGAAGTGTGCCATCTCCTTACGATTTAAAAGGTGGTTCTGAATGGTTTAATAGTGGTAAATGTATGATAACAGTACATCGTGAAGATTTAACTCATAATTTAGCAATGATTAACTTTAACAAGATTAAACCACGTTCAGTTGGTAATATCGGACAGCTTCTATTATGGTTTGATAAAGAAAAATTTTTATACTACGAACAAGATAATCCAGCACCAAATATCTACAATAAGGTGTATGCACAAGAAAAACAAAAACTATAAATTATGAAAAGAAAAATAAACGAAAAAAAAATTAATGAATTATTTAATAAATATTATAAAGTTGTAAAATACTATTATGATTTTAAAGATGACTTTTATGATGAACAATTTAAAAATCTTTATATTATATATGTTAAATATGAATCAAAACTATCTGAACAAGATTTAGAATGCGCATTACTTTTAAATATTTATTACAAAGAAAGAAAAGACGAATACCCTATTATTGAAGAAAGATATTTCTGGACTGCTGTAAATAATATTAAAGGTGTAAAGAAAATGAATGAAATTTTACTAAAACAAAAAAAATGAGATACACATATAAAAACATACAAGAGTTTATGAATTATAAAACTTGGAGTAATAAAAAAAAGATAGATACACTTTTAGAAATAGATTGCAGTTTGTATGCACATCTTGGAACTGATTCTACTAAAGCAGAGAAAGAAGAAGTAAAAAGAAAAAGCATAGATATATATAGAACAATAAAAACATTAGATAAAAAAATGGGTGATTTATTTTTATACTCAGAAGATTTAAAACAATGAAAATTACAAACGAAAATAATATAGAGCTAATGGCAAGGTATGAAGATAACCACTTTGACCTTGCTATTGTTGACCCTCCTTATGGAATAGGTGCTGATATAACACAAGAATATTATTCTGCAAATCAAAAAAGAATTTCAAATAATGGTAAATGGAAAAAATATAAAAAAACAAATTGGGATAGTTCACCACCAAGTGTTAAATATTTTAATGAATTATTAAGAGTTAGCTATAATCAAATTGTTTGGGGTGGCAATTATTTTTTCAATTTAAATTTAAGTGGTGTGATAATTTGGAATAAGTATAAAAATTTAAATATGAAAGATGGTGAATTAGCAAAATCATCTTTTAATACATTTAAAATATTCAATATGAGTAGAGCAGATGCTTATGTAAATAAATGTAATATAAAGATACACCCAACACAAAAACCAGTAAAACTTTATGAATGGTTGTTAATGAACTATGCTAAAGAGGGTGATAAAATACTTGATACCCATTTAGGTAGTGGAAGCATAGCAATAGCTTGCCATAACTTAGGATATGATTTAACAGCGTGTGAACTTGACAAAGATTACTATGAAGCAGCTATAAAAAGAATAGAACAACACAAACAACAAATAAGAATGTTTTAATATGAATGATTTAGATTATACAATAACAAAAAACAAATTAGAAATATTGCTTTTAAAAGCACAAGAAGGTTTAAAGGTAGGTAAAGTAACACAAAGCAAATTAGATGCGGTAGAAACGTTGCAAAGTAG